GGAGTGATTGATTTGGCACTATTAAGACATCACAAAAAAAGCCAAGAAAGCCCCGTAAAATAAGGCTATAAGATGAAATTACCTAAAAATTAGATTTGGCACAAAATAGAACTAAATTAACAATTTTTGATTAGTTTTGCGCAAGATTTGGCACAAGAATAGATAGTTATTGATTACATTTTGAATTGACCGAATTTAAATGGAAGCACTTTACCTATCACTCTGAAGTTTGCAGCTTGTTCAGCTGTGTATTCTTCAATGCCGAAGCCATTTTCGTTATCACTTTTAACCAATATAGAGCCATCAAGCTTAAGTTTAACGCGCTTTATACGCAGCAAATCATCTTGCATAATGACGTAGATGGCATCGTCAATAAACTTATTACACGCTGTATCTACAAAAACCTGATCACCATGAGATAGCGTACCCTCCATGCTGTCACCATATACAGTGATAATTTTAACCTTATCGGCATTGGCTCCGACACGGTTACGCCAGTTAATGGCATTAATTGCTACCATTACACTTACTTGATCGGTTGGCGTAACTTGACCTCCACCAGCAGCAGCACGAACATCTGTTAGTTGCTCAATATATATGGCATCAGCGTATTTCTTTTGGACTAATGATTTAGAGGCACTTTGCTCTTCATTGGCTGATAGCTCGAACAGCGCATCTACAGATGCATATTTGGCTCTACTTTCTTTTGATTTTGGTGCCGGTATGCTCTCTGAAGGCTCGTAATTAGCTTTTGTATCTTTATCGGCTATGTAGATACGAATGGCTTCCAATACCTCTTGTGGCGGCTTATATTCAGTTAAAAGGCCATTGGGACCACCCTTCCCCTGTACTTGCCTGGACTCCCAGCCTTTGCTTACTGCTCTGCCTTTGCAGCCTACAGATGTGGTCGGTAGACCAGCCACCCAGTTTTTACCAAACTCGGCTAAATCAGCAGCAGAAAACCATTCCAAATTAGCTTTACTACTTTTATGCATAAGTTGTAAACCTTAGTTGTAAAGTAAATGCAAGTTGTAAAGTTGCCTATATCATTGATTTATATGTAAAACATAAATTAAATGAAAAATAATCGCATGTTTAAGTTGTAAACAGTTGCAAAGTAGTAAAGTTTCTTATAACATTGCCACATGTTCATTAATTACAAAACATTAAACATGCTAAAAAAACCAGCCAAAGAAAAAGTCCAAGACTGGCATCCAGTAGATGTTGTTGCTGCGATTCGCAAAACTGGCACAAGCCTGCAGCGTATAAGTCGTGAGCACAACCTATGTAATGCTGCAGTCGGTCAGGCTTTATACAGACCTTACCCTAAAAGCGAACGCATCATTGCTGAGCATTTAGGAATCTCACCACAGGTTATTTGGCCAAGCCGTTACAACTCTGACGGCACACCTAAAAGTGGGCGCGGAGAACGTGGCATTGGCAGATACCCAGCACAATTAACATCAGCTTCAAAAACTAAAGCCAATGATACCACCATCATTAATTCTCGCAATGTAAATGCATTAGACAAGGTGGCAGCGTAATGCGTAAGCATCGCGACGATAGAACCGGTGATCTGTTCATTATTCCGCAACCTGTTGCGCCTGTAGCTGGCGCTCTGTGTTGCAGAGTAGAGGTTGCACATGCAATGTCTGAGGCTTTGCGTGACCATGACCGTTACATTGTTGCTGCAGAAATGAGTAAGTTGCTAGGTCAAGAGGTTACCAAGAATATGCTGGATGCTTACTGCTCAGAAAGTCGCGAAGAGCATCATCCAAGCTTTGAGCGTGCCATTGCTTTTGATATGGCAACAAGCACTCATACATTATCTAACTTGATGGCTCGCAAGCTGGGAGCCAAGTTGGCGGTTGGTAAAGATGCCCTCAATAGTGAGCTAGGTAAGTTAGAACGCCAGCGCGATGAAGCTGCCAACAAAATTAAAGTATTGAAAAGACAATTGGGAGAAGCAGAGTGAAACAATATTACTCATGCGCCGAATTGGCTGATATGAAGCTTGCTGGAATCCCTGCATCGCGACCAGGCATAAAAATGAGAGCTGAATCTGAGGGTTGGATTAAGCGTGAAGTGAATGCAAAGGGTGGCAAAGGTGGCGTTAAGACAGAATACCAACCGCCTAAAGCAATCATGGATTTAATTAAATCTGCAAAGCTAAATATCGAAATACAGACAGTTAAACAACCGTTAATCGACAAGCCACAATTAACTGAGTTAACGGTTGCTACCAAACAAAGCAGCACCGACTTGAAAGACTGGCAACGCCAGACAGCCGAGGCACGCGCAGCAATATGCCAAGAAATTAAAAGACTTGCAGCAGTTGGCGGCACTGATCGCGCCATCATGAAATTAGTCGACATGGCAGCTACCGGCACCCTACCAGATCACCTGCAACAACTTGCACCGTTAGCTAACGCTCGGTCAGGTAAGGCAGGAAAGCGCACATTGAGCCGCCGTTCAATGTATCGCTGGTTAACTGATGCTGAAGGTGGTGTTGCGACTTTAGCACCTAAGTCATGTGAAAAAATTCAGGTACCAGCTTGGGCTCCATACTTGATGAGCCTTTATGGTCAACCACAAAAACCAAGCTTAGCTTACTGCATTGAACAACTACCTAAGCACTTACCTGCAACTATTGAGGTGCCAAGTTACTCAGCTGCTAACCGATTTATTAAGAAAATAAGCAATGTTGAGGCGCAAAAAGGCCGCATAGGTAACCGTGAAATAAAGAACATTAAACCTTTTATACGACGTGACACCAGTCAAATGTGGCCATGTGATGCTTACACAGCTGACGGGCATGCATTTGATGCTGAGGTTGCACACCCTGCACATGGCAAGGCATTTAGACCAGAAATCACCAGTGTTTTAGATATCGCCACACGCAAGTGTGTTGGTTGGTCTGTTGGTTTGGCTGAGTCCACATGGGGCGTGGTGGATGCGCTACGCCACGCCAGTCTTAATGGTGGCATTCCTGCTATTTTCTATGTTGATAATGGATCAGGCTTTAAAAATGCAGCCATGAGTAATGAAGCAACAGGCTTTATGGCTAGGTTATCTATCACACTGACGCACAGTCTGCCTTACAACTCACAAGCACGTGGTATTGAAGAGCGCTCACACCAAAGTATTTGGGTGCGTGGTGCTAAAGAGTTGCCTACTTATATGGGCGCTGATATGGACGCTCAGGCAAAACAAGCTGCGTTTAAGGTAACTCGTGCTGATATTAAAGCAGCTGGATCATCTAAAAAACTCATGCCCTGGTTAACTTTTATTGAGTGGTGTCAGGTGCAAATTGATGCATACAACAACCGCCCTCACCGCTCATTACCTAAGGTTTATGACGAAGTATCCGGTAAGAAGCGCCACCAATCACCGAATGAGGCATGGGCCTCAGCAGTGAGTGAGGGTTTCAAACCAGTGTTAGTTGAGCCACACGAGGCTGATGATTTATTCAGGCCATACAAAGAAGCCGTTACACGCCGTGGCGAGATTACTTTGTTCACCAACACATACTTTAGCCACGACCTTGAAGCCTATCACGGTGAAACCATGCGCGTAGGTTATGACATTCACGATGCCAGCCGTGTATGGGTGCGTAATCAAGCTGGCCAGCTAGTTACTGTGGCTATGTTTGAAGCGAATAAACGCAGTTACTTCCCTCAATCATTCATTGAGCAAGCTGCTGAAAAACGCGCCAAAGGCCGCATTCAACGTGCTCAAGCCAAGATTGACGAAGCCGAGCAGGAACTTAACCCACCACAACAATTGGTTTATGACGCACCAATAGAGCTGCCGGTGATGACTATGAATACCAAGCGAGAAATAGGAACGCCTGCGACTCCAGAGGTGAAATTCCTCGAAACAGGCATGTTGGCCAACGTGATTGAAATGCCAATAACCAAAGCTGTTCGCCCTTACTTTGAGACAGACGCAGCAAAGTACAGGTGGCTTTTATCTAACGATGCAGAGGTCACTGTGCAGGATGAGGCTTGGTTGAATTACTACAGAATAACTGCCGAATATGAGGATTTATTCGGAGATAGAGAAGCGGCCATACGGTAGTTAGCGCTACCGCATGACCTTTACCACAGGTGTTTAAAAATCACCTTTACAACAAGCAAGAGAGAGTTTACATGAAAAAACAATTTGTAAAAACAGAAAATTACGAACGATTTAGAACAGGTATTACCGCTGTTGAGAACCGTGGCGCAGCCGAGGCTAGCTTAATGCTGGTGACGGCTGAAGCTGGTTTTGGCAAGAGCACAACGGTAGATCACTGGGCAATTCAAAGCGGTGCAGCTTACGTGCGTGCCAAAGAGGGCTGGACGCCTGCATGGTTCAAAAGTGAGTTAGCAGAAAACTTAAAACTAGACACTCGCGGCAGACCAAAAGATATGTTTGCACGTATTGCCGGTTACATAGGCAGCAACCAAATCCCTATTGTGATTGATGAGGTTGAACATTGCCTTGAAAACAATGCAGCTGTACTTGAGGCCGTGCGCGATTTGAGCGACTTAACTGAAGTACTAGTCATATTAGTTGGTATGGATCAGGTGCAGGCTCGTATTGCACGCCACAGACAAATTAGCAGCCGTATTGCACGTGTGGTGGAGTTTCAACCTGCCAGCATCAACGACGTGTTAATCACATGCAAGCAACTGGCAGAAGTAGACATTGCCGATGATTTAGTGGCTGAGATTCATCGTGCAAGTGGAGGCCGCATGCGCGACATCATGAATGCAATTGCCACTATAGAAAACACTGCAAAACGCAATGGCGCAACCAATGTGACGCTAGCTGACATGGCAGGCCAAAGCCTCACCCATGACTGGCAATCACGCCGCCCACGTATTGTTAAAGCGGGAGTACGTTAATCATGGCGCAAATTAGTCAAATAGTTACCATTAAAAAACAGTATCAATGTGACCAGTGCGACACCATTCATGACCGTGAATCACAAGCTGAAGAATGCTGCCAGCCAGAAGTGGTAGAAGTTTATGTCTGCCCCGTTTGCAGTAATCCTCATTTTAGAGAGGCTGATGCCATTGAGTGTTGCGAAGTTGATCCACTTAACTTGCCTGCTTATAGGCCTTCTGCAGAAGAGTTAGAGCGTCACGGTCAGTTAAGACTGGAGTCCGTTAAATGATCTGGACATCTAACATTATTTTAGCTGCCATTGCAGATGCTTATCACGTCGATTGCGTGCGCGAAGCTGACCTTGTTCACAGCACTGGCCTAACCGAAACACAAGTTGATCGCGCATGCTTAAAACTGCGTAAGCATGGCTTCTTAGATAAGTGTGGTCAAGGTTGCCACACCATTACTGAAGCTGGCCGTATTGCAATGGCTGAAGGCAAAAAAATCATCAGCGGCCCTAACGGTAAGCAGTCAGCTGCAAGAATCAACAAGAACAGCCTACGCATCAAGGTTTGGCGCGCCATGCGCATCCGTAGCAAGTTTTCAATACCTGAGCTGGCGATGTTAGTAGCGCAAGGTGGTGAGAAAGATATCACAAGCAACATCGGCAAGTATGTACGCGCCCTGCAAAAGGCTGGTTATCTTGCTGAAATGGGCAAGCGCGAAAAAGGCAGCGCCATTACAAGCAACGGCCACAAGCGTTACTGGCTAATCCCTGAACGTAATACAGGCATACAAGCTCCTGTGTGGCGTATATCTGCAAAAACTGTGTATGACCCAAATACAGAATTGGAGCATGCATGTCTTTAAAAAATACAGTATGGCTAAAGCTATTGACTGAAGCTGTTGATAAAAGCAGTAAGCAGGCAGTTGCTGATGAGCTTGGTGTATCTCGCACCACAATCAGCTTGGTAATGAATGATAAATACCCAGCAAGCACCGACAAGATTGAGGCGCTAGTAATGGCTTTATATAGCCGTGTTGACTGCCCTCATCTAGCCGAACAAATCACCATTACGCAATGCAAACGCCACCATAGCGAAAGCGCACCTACAAGCAGTCCTCGCGCTATGCGCCTATGGAGAGCATGCCAGGCTTGCCCAAATAACGGTGAAAAAAATGGAGCTAAATATGAATAGATATGAAGTGAAAATCCGCACACCAAAAGGCAATGAAACGGTGACTCGTACAGTTGAAGCAGTTGCTAAAAATAGCTGGAGCGCAGGTTGCTTGGTGTTGCAGTTGCTTGCTATTGAATCGCCAAACCTAACAGTAACCGTGCGTCCACTCAGGGAGGCTAAGCATGTGTAAACGTAATCAAGCAATCGTTATTGCGCCATTTTCACCTAAGCCACTCCCTAACAAGCGCGGCTTAATCATCCGAGGATTACACACATTGCATTTGGTAATGACTACAAATTACAGCCTACCTGTGGCTTGGAAAGTGGCGGCTTAAGATGGATGTGACTTATGACAAATATGGACGGATGAATTACCACCCTGATTTTCATGGCAAACAAAATACACCGTGGATGGTTTCTGATGAAAAGTTCCTGATTGAAAACTATGCAGAACTTGGGCCAGAGCAAATTAGTTTTGCATTAGAACGCACTATACATACGGTTATGACGCGTGCTTACAAACTGAGAAAAGATGGTCTTATGCAGAAAAAGAAATCTTGGCATAAACGCATAAAAGGTATGGACGCATCATGAAGATTGTATGCCCATGCTGCGCTGCAGAGTTCCCACTAGAGGCCGCCATGAGTGATGTATCAGCTCGCCAGGCTATTGCACGTGCATTTAGCCTTACACCACTCGGTGATGTGTTGTTGCCATATGTTGGCTTATTTAAACCAGCCAAACAGGCATTAAAAATGCCTGTCCTGGTACGCATATTAGATGAGCTGCTTGTTGATATTAAAGCAGGACAAATCACACGTGGCGGCACCATCTACCCTGCTCCGCAAGAGTACTGGCGCAGTGCAATTGAAACTATGCTTGGCAGCCGAGACAAGCTAAGCCTGCCATTAAAAAGCCACGGTTATCTTTATGAAATTATCGCAAGTTTTGGCAACCGTGCAGCAGCAGCACAGGAACGTAAAGGTGAGCAAGGCCGCAAGTATGGAGCGATTAAAACAGCAGCAGACCATACGGCACACACAGAGCCAGTAAAAACAACCCGCAATACAAGCAGAACGATTGGCGGTGTATTGAAGGAAATCACAGGAAAGGCCCAGCAACATGGCAACTAAACACGATTTATTACAAGTGCTAAGTGAGCACATTGGCGCGGCTAAAGGTATCCGTGGACAAGATCTAGCGCACTTGCTGAATGTTTCAACTCGTGAATTGCGCAAGCTAATCAGCCAAACGATTGAGCAAGACGCTACCGCGATTTGTGGCCATCCAAGCACCGGCTATTACATTGCCAGCTGTGAGAAAGAGCTAAAAAGCACCATAGAGTTTCATAAATGCCGTGCCATGCATGAGTTACGCAAGGCAAGCCAATTATCAAAAATCCCGTTGGCCGATTTGGTTGGCCAACTTCACTTACGTACTTAAACAGGAGAAACAAACAATGAACGCACCAACAACAATACCAGCAGGCTTTCGCCTGAAGCATGACGGCAGTTATGTGCCTGAATCTACGATTAAGCCAATTGATCTTGCACGTGACCAGATTGTGAATGAGATCGTAGAGAACGCAAAAGAGCTAAATCAAAGCATTAGCGGTTTTAAGCTTAAGACCTTTGCCGATGTGCAAGCCTTTATTGAAATGAGCGCAGAGCAGTATGGCGCAAAAATCGGTGGCAATAAGGGCAATGTCACCTTAATCAGCTTTGATGGGCGCTACAAGATACAACGCGCAGTAGCTGAGAGCATCACATTTGATGAGCGCCTACAAGCATCAAAACAGTTAATTGATGAGTGCATTCACACATGGTCTGAAGGTGCTAATGACAACATTCGCGCACTGGTTAACGATGCTTTTCAGGTGGATAAAGAAGGCAATATCAGCATAGGCCGCGTGCTTGGTTTACGCCGCCTGAATATCACTGATGAAAAATGGCAGAAAGCCATGCTGGCCATTAGTGACGCGATTCAAGTCGTCGGCAGCAAAAGCTATGTGCGCGTGTATGAGCGCGTCGGTGATAGTGATAAATGGTCAGCAATCGCTTTAGATGTGGCAGGTGCCTAATGCAAAGCCGCATGCAATCGATGTTTGAAGCCCTAATCAATATATTGGTTGGTTTCACCATCAACATGCTACTTAACTTTAGCGTGTTTCCATTGTTCGGCTGGCATATAAGCCTGACACAAAACTTGGCGCTAGGTGGCGTTTATACAGTAGTTAGCATTATTCGTAGTTACTGCCTGCGCCGTTTCTTTAACAAGGTGCATTCCGTGCAAAAGTACCACGATGATGACGTGCATTTAGGTGTTGGTGCATGAGCCTACTGACAGACCCGAAGGCATTCAACTACCTGATTATGGTGCTGTACCTGTTGAATGCCTGCCGCTGGGCATATGAGGCTAAATGGGCTGATGTCTGCTACTGGATATCAGCCCTGGCAATCACCGCCACAGTAACTTTTTTATACGATCACTAGCGCTGCTGGTGGTTTTTCTGAAGGGTTTTAGCAATAAAGCCTTTCAAAAAAATCAACCAACCATGAAAGGTAACAAATATGAATCAAGCTGATTTAGTCAATGCAATTGCAGACCACCACACCAACACTGGCACTAGCAAAGTGGCAATTAAGTTTGTGTTAGATGCTCTGGCTGATGTTACGAAAGATGAGCTATCAAAAGGCGGTGAAATCACCTTACCAGGCATTGGCAAACTAAGCGTTAAAAAACGTACAGCACGTACAGGCCGCAACCCTGCAACTGGTGAATCCTTGGCTATTCCAGAGAAGAATGTGCCGCATTTCAGCGCATTAAAAGCATTAAAGGATGCTGTGACTGTTTAGTTAGATTTTCATCTTTAGGCCGTTAAAACGGCGGCCTAAGTAAGACGATTTAACGGGAATTAATATGAAACTTACAAAAGAACAAAAAACTGAATTGGCACAAAAGCTAACCTCCCCTTGGGGAGCAGTAAAGCTGATTTGTGACGGCTTTACGATAGACCTGCAAGTGCAAAGAATGAAAGGTGGCATGTCATATCGCGTCATGACTTACGTTAATGGTCAGTTCCTCGGCTTGTGGGTTTCATCAACTCAAGAACATACAGAACAAAAGTTTCTTAGAAAAAGCGCCCGTCCACTTTACTCAGCTGCTTATAAAGCAAAAATGGAGAAGATTTTCGGTAAACGCGCAGTGGCAAAGGATGAGTCGTATCAAAAAAAACATGTAACTTACATGCCTGATTTTGCTAGCGGTAAGGCTGCTATCAGCCATCTTTGCAAAGTGTGTGAATCAATTGAAATTGTTGAGGCTTAGCAATTAAATGAAAAAAGATACCAGATCAGCCGATTTAGCGATGATCCACATCGCTAAGAAAGCACTTGGCCTTGATGATGAAACCTATCGCGGCATGCTGTTTACTGTTGCGCGTGTAAAAAGCAGCAGTGAATTAGACCAGGCTGGCAGAGATGCAGTACTTGCCCACATGAAAGCTCGTGGTTGGCAAAGTAAATCCTCTACACCTGATGTCGCAAAAGCCAAACAAGCATTGATTGGCAAGATTGGTGCATTGCTGGCAGACATGGGCCTGAGTTGGGCATATGCAGACGGCATTGCAAACCAAATGTACAAACGCGCCAAGCTGCAGTGGTGCAAACCAGCCGAACTACGCGGCATTATTGTGGCGTTAGTGAACAAACAAAAGAACAAACAAAAGGCAAACAATGGTTAAAGCAATTGAAAACTACCAATGCTCAATCAAGCTGCCAGCCTCACTGGATGAAGTCATTGCAGTGATTGGCGAATCACTCACGCTTGAATTAATCAACGTGTATGGCGGCACTACGCAACGCCTACCAGCCATACGGAATGCAACAGACGAACACGAGTTTGCAAAGGTGATCGGTAAAGAAAAGCTGCACCAGTTAATACAAGCCATCGGTGCCAGCCGTTACGTATATATACCGCGCTGTGCAGATGGCCTGCGCCTGAAAAGAGACCGCGAGATTGTGAACCGCTTTAACGAAGGTGAAGCTGTTGAAAACCTTGCCAGAGAACATAGTTTGAGTGATAGACAGATCTGGAACATACTTAAAAAAACTGAAATGGGTGACGGGCAGACTCAGTTGTTTTAGTATGTACTAAAATTAAAAAAATGAGGCTACAAAATGACGATAAAAAATATATTAGTAATATTGGCTATGACTTTATTGGTTGCATGTGGAGCTGATGAGCAGCATGCAGAATTGGATTATAAAAAATTAAGCATTGAACATCAATTTGCTATAGTCAATGCTGGTCATGAGGTTGATGCTTCAGACAAAACTACAATTCGTGCAAAAGAGCTGCTGCAAAGAGCTAGTGAGCAGTATGATGAGCCTCAAGAAAATATTGCAGATATGGCAGTTAAAGCCTCTAAAATTATCAAGGCTGAAGGTATTGATGTCAGCCCAATGGAAATGTTGGAAGCAACTACTTTGGCTTATATTAAAGACTCAAAATTCGCAGAAAATGCAGCACTTTATGTGGGTTTAAGAAAGAGCGGTCAACCTCACACGGAGGCAATAATTGCATTAAAAGGTATACTTAAATGCTCGAATTCAGCATGTTGACTAAAAATTAAATCAAGCGTAGTTTAAAAAAGGGGGTGCTGTTCAGCGCCCCTTTTTGCTACTGAAGCCACTCAGTGGCGCATTCACAAGCCTCATGCCATACCATCGGTTACATGAGAGCATCATACAAAATACTATTAGCAGGCGTTACCAGTGCATCCCTACTCGCCTTTGTTGGCGGCTGGGAGGGCACCGAGTTAAAGCCCTATCACGACATTGCCGGAGTACTCACAGTATGCAATGGCTACACCGGCCCGGATATTATCAAGGGCAAAACCTACGGCAAAAAAGAGTGCGATACGCTGCTCAAGCAAGAGCTAACCGCACACGGCAAGGCTGTGCTGGCCTGCGTGAATGTACCGATGAACCAAAACCAATACAACGCTTTTGTATCGCTCGCCTACAACGTGGGCGCAGGCACCGTGTGCAAGTCTGGCCTGCCTAAAAACAAGTACCTGATTGATGAGCTCAACGAAGGCAATTACACCGCCGCGTGTGACCGCATACTGGCTTACAACAAAGCCAGGGTAAACGGCAAGCTGGTGCCGGTGTTTGGGTTGACCAAGCGCCGCCAGGCTGAACGCGCCATGTGTTTAACGCCCATTGCGCCTGTCGCTCCGGCAGATGGAGGGCAACCCATTGTTGGATAATCTAAAACGAACAGAAGCCTTCATGTGGCTGTTTGTAGCTGCTGTGCTTATTGGCGCTATTTATGGCATTAATCACGCCTACCAGCGCTATCAATCAACGCTGCCAACCGCACCCGTCGGCTTAAACATTGTTGCCACGCCAGCCCCAGAGGTTAAAAAGGTGACGCCGGTAGCCAAGCCAATCAAGGCCAAGACCGTTAAGGTTTACCCTGCCGCCGTTAAAAACACCATCAAACTGCCGCAGATTATTCAGGACAACCCTGATCTTGATGTAATTGCATCTAACCAGGTACCGGCTGACGACCATCCACAAACCATCACCACGCTGATTAACACCGAAACCGGCGAGAGCCAGACCTTTGTTAAACGTGACCCGCTGCCTTGGCTGGCCGTAGATACCCACGGTGAAGCAGGCATGTACATGGGGATTAAAAACGGCACCCCCACGGCTCGGCTCGAAGCCAAGCAAGGGTTGCTACAGGTTAAGGCTTTGCATTTTGGCTTAATCGGCTCGGTAGATCAGCAGCTTGGTAACGGGCAAGACACTGATTATTTTATTGGCACCGGCGCATGGGTGAGGTGGTAAATGCTGCCAGCAGACGAAGCGCAGCGGCTTGAATTCGCTGAAAGAGACAGTGGCATTGATACGGTTAGGGCAAGAGTCAAAAACGCAGGAAAGCTGCCCTCTGCCGAAGTATGTGTTAACCCGAGTTGCGGTGAAGTAATACCGGAGGCGCGAAGGATTGCCTACCCGGGTGTGCGGCTTTGTACGGAGTGTAAGGCCTTTAGTGAACAGTACGGGCGCCTGCCTTGAATAATGGAGAAAAACAATAATGAATTCCGATGAGAGTCGTTTGCTGGGTGAGATCAAGGGAAAGCTTGATCTCGTGATTGATGGCCAAGCCGATCAAAAAGAAACCTTTGAAAAAAAGCTTGATGGCTTAGATGAACGCCTGCGCAAGGTAGAAAACAAAGCCGCGTTAAATGGCGCTATCTCTGGCGGCATTATCAGCATAGGCATGGCTATTGCCATTGAAAAATTAAAAACAGTGACCGGGATGCGTTAATCAATGGCCTACGGTGAAGAAACACGTCGCGCGTTACGCAGCGCCAATGTACATAAAGCGCTAAGTCTTGAAGCCGCAGCAGAACAGCTTGGTATCTCGTTTGGTACTGCCAGCCGCTGGAAGCGCGAAGCCAAGGCCGCCGGTGACGATTGGGATAAAGCCCGCACAGCCTCAATGATGGCTGGTGCAGGCCACGAAGCCGTTAGCCAGATGGTATTGCAAGAGTTTATGACGCTTTTTCAAAGCACCATAGAGCAGCTCAAAACTGATGTAAAAGGCACACCAATGGCTAAAGCCGAGGCGCTGTCACGCTTGAGCGATGCTTATAACAAAGCCATGAGCGCGGCGGCTAAATCTAACCCGAAACTTAACAAACTGGCGGTGGCAATGGAAGTACTGCAAATGCTGGCTGGATTTATTCAGGAGCAGCACCCACACCTTACAGAGCCATTCTTAACCATGCTGGAGCCATTCGGCGAGAAAATCAGCGGGGTGTTCGGGTGAGTTTGTATTTTCACATTGCCTTATGTTTTTTTTGCTACTCAATAGGCTTGCTGTCAGAAATGTTAAATAAAGAGCCTTTTTATAAGCAGCTATTTGCATGGTCATATCTGTTTTTCTTATCCTTATTTTGGCCGCTTGTGTGGGTACTTTCCATTATAAAAACCATTAAGACAGGCTTAAAAAATGGCTAAGAACGGCAAAGAGTTTTTAGAGCAGCTGGCAGAGCTTGGCCAATCACTACGCAATAAGATTGAAGCGGACGTTTCAGGCTTCAAGTCTGATGCTGAAAGCGCACGTCAGCGCCGTTTGCAGGCGCACGATAACTTTGAGTTCTTTTGTAAAACCTACTTTCCGCACTACGTTAAAAAAGACAACAGCATTCTGCATGATCACCTGTACAAGCGCCTGCCGGAGATCGTAAACAGCACCGAGAGCGAAACCGACGCACTGGCAGCGCCGCGTGGTGAGGCTAAATCAACCATCACCACACAGTTGTTTGTGATCTGGTGCGTGATCACTGGCCGCAAGCATTACCCCATTATCGGCATGGATGCTTTTGATCAGGCCGCCATTATGCTGGAGGCGATTAAAGCCGAGCTGGCATACAACCCGCGTTTGATAATGGATTATCCAACCGCTACAGGCCAAGGCCGTATCTGGCGTGCTGAAGTGATACTGACCGCCGGTAACGTAAAAATTGAGGCCGTAGGCAGCGGGAAACGCATTCGTGGCCGTAGGCATGGCCCATATCGCCCTGATCTGTTTGTGGGCGATGACCTTGAGAACGATGAGAACGTAGCCAGCCCTGCCCAGCGCGACAAACTTGAAGCGTGGATCAACAAAGCCGTGCTTAAACTTGGTGAGCCGGGCGAAAAGTTCGACGTCATCATCATTGGCACCATTCTGCACTACGACAGCGTGCTATCACGCCTGATTAAAAACCCGCTGTGGAATGGCAAAAAATTTCGCGCACTGATCACATGGCCTAACAGAATGGACCTGTGGGATCGATGGGAAGAGCTACTGCTTAATGTAGGCAAGCAGCTGGCAGAAGAGTTTTACCAGGCACACAAACCACAGATGGAAGCAGGCGCAGCAGTGAGCTGGCCAACCGCCCGCCCGCTGGTTGTGTTAATGACAATACGCGCCCGTGACGGGCATGCAGCGTTTGACTCTGAGCTGCAAAACGACCCGCTCAGTGATGACGACGCACCCTTTGCCAAGTGCATTACCTTTTGGGTTAACCGCCTTAACGAGTGGGTATTTTATGGTGCATGCGACCCAAGCCTTGGCAAAAAAGGCGCAGGCCGTGACCCATCAGCAATTCTGGTAGGCGGCTATAACCGCAGCACTGGCATACTCGATGTGGTTGAAGCCAGCATTCGCAAACGACTGCCTGATCGCATTATTGAAGACGTAATCAGCTACCAGATTGAGTACAAGTGCCAGTTATGGCTAGTTGAATCGGTACAGTTTCAGGAGTTTATGCGTACCGAGTTGGTGAAAAGGTCTGCAAAGCGAAGAGTGCCAGTGCCTGCACGTGGCGTAACTCCGTCAACAGATAAAGAACTGCGTATTGAAAGCATGCAACCACACATGGCTAACGGCTTAATCAGGCTGCACCCTAGCCTCCATACGCTTATTGAGCAATTAAGGCACTGGCCAAAAGCAGATCATGACGATGGGCCAGACGCGCTACAAATGCTGTGGGCAGCCGCCCTTTCATTAGGCGGCGGTATGGACTACCAAGGCGCAGGTAAATCAAATAGAGAATCAACAGGAGGTGGCGCATGGTAGCGATACTAGATCAACACGGGCAGCCAATTAAAAAGCCGGAGTTAAAAGAATCACAGACCGCCAAAGTTGGCGGTTTACATCATGAGTTTGCAGGTCACCCAAGCCGTGGTTTAACGCCTATAAAACTGGCGCGAATTATGGAAAATGCCGAGCAAGGCGACATTCGTGCGCAGCATGATCTGTTTTTAGATATGGAAGAGAAAGACGGCCATATCTTTTCTGAGATGAGCAAGCGTAAGCGTGCTTTGTTGAAGATTAGCTGGGACATAGTGCCGCCACGCAACCCAAGTGCGAAAGAAAAGAAGATCGCAGCTGAAGCTAAAGAGCTGGTGATGGATATTGCCAATATTGAAGACGTGATACTTGATGCGCTTGATGCGATTGGGCACGGTTTTTCATGCCAAGAAATTGAGTGGCAATTGCTTGGCCGCACTTGGCTGCCAAAAGAAATAACGCACAGACCACAAAGCTGGTTTAAAACCGATAATGAAACACGCACTGAGCTTCGCTTACGTGATAACTCACTTAACGGCCAAGCACTGCAACCGTTCGGCTGGGTTAAACATATTCACAAGGCAAAGTCCGGCTACATTGCAAGATCAGGTCTGCACCGTGTACTGGCATGGCCATACCTGTTCAAAAATTACAGTGTACGAGATCTTGCAGAATTCCTTGAGATTTATGGTTTGCCATTGCGCCTAGGAAAATACCCAAGCGGATCAGGTGATGATGAAAAAGCCACGCTACTACGTGCTGTGTTAGCTATTGGCCATGATGCCGCTGGCATTATTCCTGAGGGCATGGAGATTGATTTTAAAGATGCGGCCCAAGGCTCACATGAACCATTCCAAGCAATGATTGATTGGTGCGAACGTACCCAAAGTAAGGCGATTCTTGGCGGCACACTTACAAGCCAAGCTGACGGAAAAAGCAGCACTAATGCACTGGGCAATGTACACAACGAAGTACGTCATGACTTGATGATGTCAGATGCAATGCAGCTTGCAGGTACGCTCACCAGGGATATTGTTTACCCATTGATTGCGCTTAACCTTGGCGGTATTGAAGATGCACGCCGCATGCCTAAATGGCAGTTTGATCTACGTGAGCCTGAAGACATTAAGACCTACTCAGACGCACTGCCTCCATTGGTTGCCATTGGCGTGCAAGTGCCTGTTAATTGGGCGCATGAGAAGCTTGGAATACCGTTACCAAAAGAAGGTGAAGCAGTACTGCAGCCTGCAAAAAAAGAAGTGCCAGGACAAACTAACCAAGCAGCTGCAACAAGAGTTGCTGCCGCGACGGCGTTGCTTGATCAAGATGAGTTTGATGTTTTATCTGAAGAGTTGGCAGGCGACTGGGAGCGAGTCACTAACCCGTTAATTGAGCCAATTGCCGCGTTAGCTGCATCGGTGCAAAGTTATGAGGAGTTTCAATCCAGATTGCCAGAATTAATAGCTGGCATGGATATTAGCCTGGTAACTGAAGCTTTAACGCAAGGTCAGTTTGCTGCAGGCATTTGGGGGCGAGTGAATGGCCCAGACACTGAATAATGTTTGAGCTAAAACCACTACCTCCTAAAGAGGCCATCGAATACTTCAGGCAGAAAGGTTATCTTGTTGGCTTTAGCTGGGAGGATGTATGGCAGCAAGAACATCAAGCCGCCTTCACCGTGGCCAAAGCTATGCAAATAGATCTGCTTGAAGATATTCGCCAGGCGGTTGATGCTGCACTGGCAGATGGCACAACCTTTGCCACGTTTCGCAAGCTGCTTAAACCGTTATTGGTTCAAAAAGGATGGTGGGGTAAGGCTGATGTTGAAGACCCGCTGACAGGCGAGATAAAGAACGTGCAGCTGGGTAGCACCCGTAGACTGAAGGTGATCTACGATACCAACCTGCGTACAGCGCATAGCGAAGGCCAGTGGCAGCGCATACAGGAGAGCAAGGCATCATTCCCCTACCTGCAATACGATGGCAATAACAGCGAACACCCACGTCTGGCACATGCTGCATGGGATGGCATGATACTGCCTGCTGATGATCCTTTCTGGCAATCACACATGCCGGTTAAAGCTTGGGGCTGCAAATGCCGTGTGATTCAAATGAGCGCTGGCATGCTTGAGCGCCGTGGTTTAACGGTATCTGAAGCACCTGCCGTGCCTAAGTACAGCTATACCAACAAACGCACCGGTGAAGTGCAGCAGGTACCCAAGGGCGTAGATCCGGCGTTTAATTACGCACCCGGTGGCCGCCAGCAAAATCTGAATAAAATGCTTGCCGAAAAAATGGCACGTTTACCTGATGATCTGGCAAAAGCTGCAAAAAATAGTTAAGGCCGATTAAAGGCGATAAGATAGTTTTAAGCGGCATACACTAGCAAAATATTAAACAATCGTTTTTAACGGGGGTTTAACGCTATTCTAGGCGGTGTTTTTATCGAGAATAGAAAGCGTTATTAATAAAACTAACAGTTGCCAGTATTTTTTATAAGGCGTAGTCTAAAAAAGTGGCAACGTTCTAACCCCTGCACACCCTCACTGAAGCCACTCAGTATCGCACTAAACCCCATGCCCCATGAAAATGGGTGCCATGAAACACAAACAAAACCCACGCAAGCTGATTAACGCCGCAATCGCGGCTTGTAGTTTTGAATTAACTACCGGTGCCGATCTGCAGATTCTTCCTGCCGGTGAGTTTCGTGCCACAGATGGCAGGCCAACAGATGTTAAAGCCTGGTATATCGACGCCACCATTGCAGCCTCAATCATTGCTGAAGTATCAGCCCGTCAAAACCGTCTGGTGATTGACTACGAACATCAAACCCTTTTAGCCGCAGAGAATGGCAAGCCTGCCCCAGCCGCCGGTTGGTTTAAGCAGCTTGAATGGCGTGAAGGCGATGGTCTTTATGCGATTGGCGTTGAATGGACCGACGCAGCCAAAGCACACATCGAAGCCAAAGAGTACCTCTATTTCTCCCCCGTATTCAGTTACAGCAAAAAGACTGGTGCAGTCGAGAGCGTACTGCTTGGCGCAATCACCAACAACCCGGCATTAGACGGCATGAGTGAGGTTGCCGTAGCGGCAGCCTCCAAACTTTTAACCAACACGGAGAGTTTAACAATGGACTTAGACGAATTACTAGAGCGCTTGCGCTGGATGTTCAACCTGCCAACTTTGGCCACTGCTGATGACATTTTGACTGAGGTCAATAAAGCGGTAGATCTGATTAAAGCTGACAACGCTACGGCTGCGACAAGCTTTAACCTGACTAACCACTTAAGGGAACAGCATCAATCAATCGCAAGCCTGACCGCGCAGATTGAAACCCCTGACCCTGCCAAGTTTGTGCCGCTATCAGTCATGCAAGACCTGCAAACGCAACTCGCAGCGCTTAACAAACAGATTAACGACGGCGAAGTAGAAGACCTGGTAACGGTCGCTTTATCTAGTAGCCGATTGTTGCCAGCGCAGGAAGCTTGGGCGCGTGAACTTGGCGCTAAAGATATCGCCGCTTTGAAATCTTATCTTGATACAGCCCAACCAATTGTGGCTTTAACCAACACGCAAACCGGCGGCAAGATTCCCGATGGCGACGGTGTTACCGACCTGACTGAATCGCAATTAGCCGTATGCAAACAGATGGGCGTATCACCTGAAGACTACAAAAAGACTTTGAGCGCCAGCGCTTAACTTAGGTTTAACGATTTACATATTAACGCCTCATGTAAATGAGGCTATCAAGGAGAGAAGAAATGGCACTTGCAAATGACCGTAATACACCGTTGAAAGATGGTGAGTTGGTATCAGTACCGGTTGCAGCAGTAAAGATTTATGCAGGTTCACTGGTGGCGATTAACGCAGCAGGTTTTGCAACACCTGGTGCGGTGGCCACCACACTTAAATACTTTGGCCGAGCTGAAGAGTGGGTTGATAACGCGGCTGGTGCTGCCGGTGACAAAAGCATTTTAGTGCGTCGCGGCAAGGCTTTTAAATGGCTTAACCACGGGGCTGATGCAGTTGTGCAAGCTGATCTTGGCGCTACCTGCTACATCGTAGACGACCAGACTGTAGCCAAAACCAACGGTGGTAATACCCGCTCGGCAGCTGGCAAGGTGATTCAGGTTGATGCAGACGGCATCTGGGTCGAGTAATTAAAGCTTTAGGTTCAATCAGTAAATTAACTTTCAGGAGAACACAATGAAATCACGAATTTTAGTATTAGGTCTTGCTGCAGCTGCAGCAATGGCCGCGACGTTTGCAGTGCCACTGCATGCGCATGAGTTTAGCAATGAAACGCTCATGACAGGCGGCATGCTTGGCATGCTGGTAAATAAAGAAAGCATTGGGAATGTCTTTATCAGCCTGAAAACCACTTTTAACAATGCCTTTAGCGCTGCGCCTTCAGTATGGCAAAAACTGGCAATGAAGATCACTTCGACTACCAGCCAGAATGACTATGCCTGGTTAAGTAAGTTTCCAAAAATGCGTGCATGGGTTGGCGATAAAAACGTTAAATCGCTTGAGGCTGCTAAATACACAATCCCAAATAAAGACTGGGAGGCCACAGTAGAAGTTGATCGCAACGACATTGAAGATGACCAGCTGGGCATCTATGGTCCACAAGCCCAAATGGCCGGTGAGTCTGCAGCGCAACTGCCTGATGAAATAGTGATTGATCTGGTTAACGGCGGCTTTGCTAACACCTGTTTTGATGGCCAGTATTTCTTTGATACTGATCACGTGGTCGCCGGTGCCAGCGTATCTAACAAATTAACGGTTGCGCTTTCTGTTGCAACACAGGCTGCCGCAATTGCCAGCTATGGTGCAGCACGTACTGCAATGCGTAAATTCAAGGATGACGAAGGCCGTCCACTCAACATCACGCCAAACGTGCTGTTAGTAGGCCCTGCACTTGAGCATATTGCCCTAGCAATTGTGAATAATGATCGTCTGGATGATGGCAAGGCAAACCCATACAAAGGTACTGCCGAGGTCGTAGTTGATGCACGAATCACATCTGACACTGCATGGTTCCTGTTGGATACGACAAAAGCAGTTAAGCCATTCATTTATCAGGAACGTAAAGCCCCGGTGTTTGTTGAGCAAACAAGCGCTGAGAATGACGATGTATTTAACCGCAAGAAATTCAAGTTTGGTGCTGAAGCGCGCGCTGCGGGCGGCTATGGTTTCTGGCAGCTGGCTATAGGTTCAACCGGTGCAGGTTAATCACTAAGCAATACTGCAGCCTGCGTTAGATTAAAAGCAGGCTGCCAGTTATAAAAACTTATCTGGAGAACAAAATGACAACACAAAAAAATAAAACAGCAGTAGATGAAGCTGCAGCAAAAGAAGCTGAGACAGTGAAAGAAGCTGCTGAAAAGGCAGCCGCAGAAGCTGCAGCAAAAGAAGCTGAGACAGTGAAAGAAGCTGCT